CACGATCTACATAAAATATATTCATTTGGTTCTCTTTTTATCATTCAATAGTAACATTTTACCAAGCTTCTCATCAATTGTCAAGACCCTTTCAGTCTCAATCATATCAATAATTAAAGAAGTAATACCTACTTCTTTACTAAGCTCACCAATTTTTCGTTCCAACTTTATAAGAGTTTCTTTATAGTAATCTATCTCTTGTTGTTTACGAAGCCTTTGCTCAATTAAATCTGATAAGGATATTATATTATCAGACATATTTATTTTTCCCAACGATAAAAAATATGATCTTGTATTTCTACAGTTTTTGTTTTTGTTTTTGCCCAAGAAGGATTGACATAATCGGCGTGATAGTGCGTAGCACCATCAGTAATATCTAAGTACAACAACTTATTGCTTAATATTGCATCTGCAAAATCTAACATTTTCGCATAAGTTTTTTTATTTCTTGGTTTATCACTTTTACCATCACAATACCAACTAAATTGACATTTATGTTTAATGGGAAATGAAATTTTAGGGTCTTTCCATGATGGTCGAGTCGGGCCTTGTTTTACCACTCCACATATAGTATTAGGAAACCTTGAGTCATTAACTCTGTTCATTACAACAGTAGTCACCGCAAGTTCCCCAGCAGTACCCTGACCCCTTGCTTCGTGATACATGTTGAGTGCAAGACATTCTACCGATTTAGACTTTACATCTTCTGGTAAAGGTTGAGCAACTGCACCAACAACACCAAACATTGTGCCGACCACTAGCTGTTCAATTCCATTCATTATATTAAAGACCCTTTTTATTATACTTAGTTTTTAATTCCATTTCTGCGAGGTCATCAACCATTCGCAGGGCCTGGCATCTGATGATAAACAGCGTGGTCATCTACCATAAACTCATCAGTCCAGTTGAAAGCTTCCTTTACAACATTTGCTGACAAACCCTTATACATTTGATGGAGTACACCATCTTTTGCAGCTACAAGAACGTCTGCTTCAGATTCGTGCAAACCTTCAAGCATTTGAACAAACATTGTTTCTCTTTTACTCTGAGATAAATCACCATTACCACCCTTAATATAATGATATAGTTTTCTAGACTCATACGCAAGAACACTATGTTCAGTGCCAGCTGGTGCTTCGTTTCTTTTGAAAGGAACTTCACCTTCTGGTAATGCCCATTTGATTTTGGGATCAAATGATGCCTTGATAACCATTCTTAGTGCTTGGCTATCATGCTCTTTTAACAGAGCAATCTTGTTTTGTTTTGTTTTTGCTTTGGACACCTTGTCCAAAATTTCTGATATTAATAAGTCCATTCTAAAATTCTCCTATAGATTCAGTTAGAGTTTTTAACCTCGTTTTAATAAAATAGTTCAGTAGTTTACTACGATCATTAACTGGTGCTTCCTTATATTTATGTATTATCTCAGACGACAATTCTTCTGGACAACAAGTAAGATCAATCAATTTTTTATTTCTTTGGTAGTTACGTTTTACTTCATCATTAGGCAACACATCATCAATGTTATTGTCAACCCAAGATGAAATCTTTTTAGCACCTAACGGGCGTTGGCGCAATCCTTCAGTAAATGTATTATCTGGTGATAACACATTAGGTATGCCATCACTAGTATCACCCTTGAAAATATGTTCTTGAAGATAGGTAACAGGATTTTCTCCGTCTACCATTTTCTTAGTAATCGGACTATACTGTTTTACATTAGGATACTTTTGTAATTGAATAAAATCTTTATCACCAGACAATATCATAACTTCATCACAGGATTCTGCACTAAGAGTGCCAATAATATCATCAGCCTCTGCACCATATACCTCTACAAACTTGTAAGGCATATTCTCTGAGAATTCTTTTTTGATTTTATTAAGGCACTCAAAGATAGCATCCCAATCGTGGTTTGATTTCTTTCTGGTAGTTTTGCGAGAAGCTTTATACTCTGGATAATAGTCGCGCCTCCAATAGTGTTTGGAATCATAGCACAATACTAACTCACCAAACTCAGACTTAAAACGAGTACGATACATTCGTAACGAATTCAAAATCATATGGCGAACCATATTATCATCTGGTTTAGTTTCTTTGGTCATATGCAAATGCATCATAACACTTGCAACTGAAATTTGACTCATATCAACTAAAATCATTATTCTTCATCCTTATGAAGTGATTCAATGGTTTCTCTCAACTGTTCCATATCAACTTCAGTATGCTTTTTTCCATCATCATCATAAACAACATTAACAAATGTATCTACAATGTCATGTGTGGGGTAATCCATTAACATTACTCTATATATCAATCCTCTCGTAAACTCAATTATAATACCAATGTCTTGTATAAACTTTTCATTATCAACTACAATTTCGTGGTTATGACACATTTGAATCATGTGAACAATTAATTCTTGTGTTAAATTTTCAGCAAACGCTTTTTTTATTTCGAGGTCTATTGCAATTTCGTCAATTTGTTTTATGGGTGTTTCTTTCCATGGCCCCTTAATAACTTTGCCAAGTTCATTATCTTCTTCCAAATCATTAATCCTCTTCGTCAGCCATTTCCTCAGTCCACACATAACCCAAATCGGGATAGAGTACACCAACAGTTCTTTTTGGTTGACCTTTCTTGGGCCCATACCAATAGTATGATAATGCTACACACCGCCGTTTTACTTTATTCTGTTGATATTCTCCATAAAAATCATCAACCCAATCACCAGTACGAAGATAAGATTGCATATTGCGAACATATCCTTCGTGGGTAGCAAGTTTTGCAGCTGCACCTTTAATGTTCTGTCTTACAGATATGCGCTGAACTTTTGCAAGGTCTTTCTGTGTCTTAATCCAATTTTTAACTTTATCGGGGTGTAATTGATGTTCATCTTCTAAATGTTTTACACTAGTATGAACACCAGTTTTACCATAGTCGGGGTTCTTTGCAGCTCTTGCAGCTCTTGCTTTTGCAAGTCGTTCACTTGCAGCTTTCTTCTGTTCCTCGGTCATAGGTTTGCGAGGTTTACGTTTCTTGGGTGCTTCCCATTTACTATTATCCGTAGTAGCAATTATTTTCTTTCGTGCCATATTACTATTTACCCCCTCTAGAAAATTTTTAGTATTTGATTTAATATCCAAGTTCATCTTTTCTTTTCTTTAATTCTCTTTGTTGTCTACGAATTGAAGCTGCTTTACTTTTTCTACGTTTTGTTCCTCTTGATTCATAAAACTCACGCTCTCTAAGTGTGTTGAAAAGTCCGTCTTGTTCCAGTTTCTTTTTCATACTTCGAATAGCTTTATCCACATTGCCTCTGCGAACTTCTACTTTCATTTACCAATGTCCTTTACATTTGCTTTTGGTATTACTTGATATGCACCTTTATTATATGCAGGCGCAATAGTATAATTTGCTGATATTTTTAGTCTTTCGGAATTGTCTTTTTTGGTGCAACTATCTATGTTGCCCATGTCCATACGACTAGGTATGTATTTTGTTTCTCTACGATACACATTCTCGTGACCTTTCCATTCGACAAACTTCTTAGGTTTATTTTTGAGTTGATCGGGGTGACAGCCGTGTTTACGAAGAAAAGCATCGTATTCAGCACGTGCTGCAAGAATTCTCTTGTTTTTGGTGGGTTTCTTTTTGCGTGTACTATTAGAGGTATAATATACAGGCATCATATGCATAGTCATAATATAAAATATACTCTATTTGGAATAAAAAGTCAAGTACCTTTGATGTGGTTTTCAATAATTTCCGATATTTTAATTAATTCTTTATCGCCAGAATTATCTAGTCTGGTTTGAATAAATCCGTCTTCTTCTAACTTGTCAAGAACCCAACCCACAACTTTTTCGTGCAGAGTATTATTTTGAATATATCTACCGATAGAATATGATATAATAATAGCACCCATTGCTAGTATTGTGTGTGTAAAAGCATCCATAATAGTATTTATGTTTCGTATTTTCCTACTGGTTTATAAAAATTTCCTTATGCAGCCAACGCAAGTTTTACTTCTGGTCTGTAGTACAGAGCTTTATAACGTGGTGGGTACTTCTCTTTTGCTTTCTTTAAAGCAACCATTTCCCAATCAAACTCTTGTTTGTAGTCTTTCAAATCACGATGACACAAAGCATACTCTTTGATCTTTAACCTACTTAAATTCTTCTCTTCGTTGTTGAGAAGTATTTCAGTAATGTCAGCACACCACATTCTATAGGTTTCCATCGCATCTTTTGGAACATACTCTGAAACTAGAGCTGCATGATAGAGTCTTATGAAAGTTTCATAATCAACTGCGTCCATCACAATATCAAATATTTTAATTTCTGCATTTTTGTTAGACAGCGTATTCCACTCACATTTAGAGTTGATTACATGATCATGACTTGACACAGTTTTTTTCTGAGGTTGGTCACAAAAGAATTCAAACTTCATATTTTTACTCACTTTTTTCATCTTATATAGCTATATTAACACACCGAACAGGGTTTGTCAAGGCCTGATTAGATATATTTTGAATTAAACTCAAATCGCCACTCGTCAATATTCATTTCAAAATACTCTTTTATGTAACTTTCATCAACAATTTCCATACGTTCTTTGACGTATGCGATTACATTTGAGAGAATTGCTTCTTTGCTGGTGATGTTTTCTACATCTGAAAGTACCTCTGCAGCTGCATCAATTGTGTACTCTTCCATGTCCATCACCCAATTTTTCACTCGACTCATTTAGTCACCTCTTTTTTCATCTTATGTAACCATTATAAGGGATTGGACAGGATTTGTCAAGGCAAATCGCTGAGCGTAAGTTATTGATTTCTAACGAGGTTTGAAAATAGTTATCAATTCATCCTTACCTTTGACCTTAATTTTGTCCAATTCGACACCTTTTAGGTCATCTGGTAGCTGTTCTTGGGTATATGATGAGTAAATCGTATTGACAATACCGCCACCGCGAGTCTTATAGTTACGAGTAGATGCCTCTAATCTTGCAGCCAGATTGACTGCATCACCGATAACCGAATAGTCAAATCTGGTGCTACTACCCATATTACCCACAATACACGTTCCTGTATTGACTCCACTACCGATATTAATCTCTGGTAGTCCTTTCTCCTTCCATGCAGCCTTTAGGTTCTCAGTCTCCACCGCACACTCCATAGAGGTACGAACTGCCATTTCTGCATGGTTCTCACAATCCAGTGGTGCGTTCCAAAATGCCATAATACAATCACCCATATACTTGTCTACCGTTCCACCATTATTCAAGACTATCTTAGTCATACGATCTAGGTAATCATTGATACAGTCAACTAACCCCTCTGGGTCATCATTGTTTTTGTAGTGTTCTGATATAGGAGTGAACCCAACAATGTCCATAAAGAGAAAGCTCATCTCTCTACGTTCACCACCAAGTTTTAATGCCTCTGGATTTTTCTGTAAAACCGCAACCTGTCTTGGGTCAAGGTAATGCTCAAACTGTTTCTTAATCTGTTGACGCAATCTAAATTCTTCCATGAACCGTAGGAAAGCTGCAACCGACCAAACCACAAACATAGTCAGAACAGGGTATGACCAATCTATTAAATAACTATATTCGGTAAATAGGTATGAACTACCATAGTAAGACCCTGCAAGGAACAAAGGTAGAAGTATTGCACCGAAATACCAACTTAGTGTTAACACCACGGCAGTTAGTACCAATGATGTTACTAGGGTAACTGACAGCTCTGCTAAGTCAGACCAGAATGGCCTTGTGATGTTTCTTCCTGTCATCATAGTTGTTATAGATGCAGCTATCAAATCATGACTTTGAATAACTCCAACTGGTGTTGCAACTGGATTATCAATACCAGACGCAGTTGGTGAAAGTATAACAATCTTTCCGTTGAAATTTAATTCTTCAAATAATTCGTTTATATACAATTTGTTTAGTGCATAGGTTTTTGTTTTCCATTTGAAATCAATCCAGACTGCACCATTCGCATCAGTCAGTACCTTTTTGTATTTTGGTATGCGTAGTGCTTCGATACCACCCTCACCAGTTTTCATCTGGTAACTGAGATCACCAGCAGCTACTCTTAATATCTCCATAGATAATGATGGGTATAGTTGTCCGTCTATCTGAACTACTAAAGGCATTCTACGAACTACACCATCACCCTCTGGTGCAACTAACATCATACCAACACCTATTGCTGATTTTGCAAAAGGTTCTATTGGCCCAACCGCACCTGTATAGTTATACACCCAAGGTTGCCATGGCGTACCTATTGTTGCTACTCCTCTGGAAATAGGATTGCCTTTAGTTTCGTTTGCTGGTATTTGACCTATGATGGTGGGAGTCTTCTTCAACATTTCATCAAATTGTTGATCACCACCCATTCTATCTGCATCTGCAAACAGTATAGGCACTACAACAATTGCAGCTCCCATACGATACAACTCTTCAATATCTTTTGCTAATTCATTTCTAGGCCATGGCCATTGACCACGTTCTCTTATAGATTCATTATCTATTTCTACTGTTACAATTTTATCTGAGATTTCTTCTTGTTGTGTTCTTTGATGTTGGTCTAGTGCTTTCATTCGCACCATGTCCAGAAACCAAGGGTCTACAAAACGTATACCACAAAATATAATAATAACCAAGATAGAGATAATCCATTTTTTCATACTAATTTCCTTGTGTTAGTGTTACTCCACAACCGCCAGACGTTTGACAATTTTGTGTTAAACTATACGATTGATTAGTGCTACCCTGTTGTTTTAAATCTAAATCTGTGTGATAACTTCCTGTTAAATCTATTGTCGCAGTATGAGCTCCACTATCTTTCTGAATTATAGATTGTTCGCCACCATCAGTTCGCACAGTCATATTTAATGTTTTATTTCCGTTACCATTTTGTTTTACAAAAATATCGTTATTTTCACCGCCATATGTATATAGTTGGACATAATGATCTGCATTTCCTGTACCTGTTTGTTGTCCTATTTTAATCGTGTTACCACCAGAATGTAAATCTAGATTAGTGGTATGTCCACCATATTCTTGAGAACTAGTTCCAGAACAAGACGTAGATGTACTGCTGGCAAAAGAAGCTCCTTGACATACATCAACAGTATTACCATTGCTAGGTATATGAAATCCTATTCTGTTTGAATCTGAACCAGTTGTATTATACTGTTTAAATCGTAATGTATTATCAGAACCATCTAAATCGCCGCCCCAAGATTTACCAGAACCCCAATAAGAAACCCAACTAATTGTATTATTGTTTCCCTCTTGATGAAAATCAAGTGTATTATCATCATGAGCCATAGACAAGTTGACAGCATTGTCATTGCCGTCTTGATTAATAGTTATCGTTGTATCGTCACTAGTAGTAATTTGTTCTATGAATACACTGTTGTCAGCGTATGCAATACTACTCAGACTGATAGATAACAATATTATTAGTAGTTTCGTCATCTGTCGTTATCTCCGGCACAGGTATTCCACCTTGCGTCAAATTAATTACATAACCCCAATCAGCGTTTAGTCTTAAATGTACCTCACTACTTCCAACATGTCTAATTATTTCTAAGCGTGAACCATCACGAAGCGTATTGACTTGAGTTGCTTTGTTGAACCCACTTGTTCTACCATCTATCATTTCTGACTGTGCGGTCAGTGCAATCAATTGGTCTAATACATTCATCAACAAATCTACATCTAAAGGATTAATATCCAATTCAGTAAATTCTAATTCGTCTTCATCAAGTTCATTTTCATCTAACACTTTATACTCTAAGAAATCTACATCTAACAAGTTATTTGAACTATTAATGTTTCTAACTATTTCTATAAGTTTTTCTTTTGGTGGTTTGATTATTAATAGATTATTAATCTGGTCTAAAGATAAATCAAGTACAACTGGTTTAGTTGGCATACTTTCACCATTTGTAACCAGTGTAGATTGAAATGCTTGATTGAGCATAACTTGACCAGCTTCACTCTCTACTGAAATTTTACCCACTGTTCCGTCTGCATTGGGAAGCAGAATAATCAAAGACTTTCCGACTTCATCAACGGTCATACTGAACGCAGTTCCAAGAACACCTATTCGTGCTGTTGGAGTACGAATATCAACATTTTGAGCATTCAGTTTTGCAATGTTACCACTTGCATATCGAACTGTTCCCAATGCGACATTCAGTACAAGTTTAGACCCACCCTTATTATTTGGGTCGTACACAAAGTCATCTATTACCAATGAACTGTGCGGGCTTATTGCCACATTTGTATTATCTACAAATTTTATGCCAACGTCACCATTTCCTGTACGGACATTATCTTTAAATTCAATACCAAAGTCTTTTTTCAAAGAAAGTTTATTCTTTGCTCTCTCAACTGAGGCATTTCCTTTTTGTTTTACTACATTACCAATAGTGTCTGACAGAGCAATATTGCTCATCAGCATCAAAAGTGTAAAACTAATCGTCCATAGTAACCGTAACATTATGACCAGACCCCACTGTTGTCATAGAGGTTGTGCCGTCATACGCACCACCTTGAGTAATCGCAAATGTGCTAGATGCTCCTGTATGATGTAGAGTTGTATCTTGGTCAGCTGCACCAGTATGTGTTGATGTAATAGTATTGCTAGAACCGATTGCAGTAATGTTTGTTACCTTTTTATCACTACCAGTTAGTGATGCAGTACTGTTTTCATTAATGGTTATAGTATTGCTATCACCAGTTGCAGTCAAATCAATATCTGCATCATCAGATGCAGCTGAGTTACCTACGTTGACAGTAGTTGTGTTTGAACTACCTGTGATCGTTTCAATAATACTATTGTCAGCTGACGCAGAGTTAGCACCAACCGATACAGTAGATGTATTACTGCTACCTTCTTGTTTAAGTGTGAATGTTTGTGTCGCACCCACAACAGAAGCTGCAATGGTATTTGTATTACCAATTTGGTCAATATCCAAAGTCTGATTGTCACCTGTTAAAGTAACTGCCGTAGTTGAATCACCAAACTTATTGGTCTGTCCGTCTTGATTAACATTTGCAGTAAGACTTGCGCCTGACTGTGTAATGTATACATCGCTTGCATAACTTTCTCCCACTCCCCACATAACAAAATAAACGAGAGCAATTAATACAAGTATGCTAGATATAATCGTTTTCATTTAGTTGTCTCCTTATTTAAATTTCCATAGTTCTTTTTCTATCCCTTCCTCAATTATCTGACTTACACAATGTTCGATTGCTTTACGAACTGCATAAGATGTAGACTCATTCTCAGTAACGCCAGCTTCAACTTCTAACAATTTAGTACCCATGTCTAAAAATGTGAAAAGACTTACGCCAACTTTAGCACTTAATATAGTTTTTTCGGAGCTTACTGCAAGTAAAACTTCACCTGTTTGAACAGATATTAATCGTAGACCAACCGACACCATATCTCTACGGTATTCAACTTGTGGGCCTACTCCCAAATATCTTGCACCAGCACCTCCAGTTTCTATATTAGAATCATAACCAACAATTCCACCAGCTACGAAAACACCAGCAAAAGTTAAAGGCCTAACTTTTTTTGCATTTTCACCATCATAAGTGGTTCTTGTATTTCTTATAATCTGCCGTTCTTTTAACAGTTGGTCTAATTGCATTCTTTCAACAACTGTAAACCACTCTCCCTTTCCAGCAGATTTAAGTGCTTGTACTAACCACGTTGCTGCTCCTTGTGTTACAGCCATACTGAATGAAGCACCAGTGTCAATAGGTTTCCTTTGCCCCGTTTGATCGACAAATTTATACACGGCTATGTCAACCTTCCTCTCAGGAGGTGGAAAATTTTCTAATTTGTTCACCATCGGGACTGATGTAGATGTTGGTGCTTCTAAGAATTCTGTCGTAGCACAACCACCTAGACTAAAAAGTAAAGTCGCCAATAGGAACTGTAATAACGGTTTCGCTTGCATTTGTATCCACTATTGTTAGGGTTACGTTTTCTGTATCTTTGACGTAACTGATTGTTGTACCTTCAAATGTGACTGTACCTGCTTGTCCAGAATTTTCTCCGAACATACTGTCTACGAGTTGTTTTGACAGCTGTGCATAAATTCTTGATTCAACATTTTTCATAAACTTCGAAAGATTTGTATTAGCTGCATCTCTTAACGCTTCTCTTTCTGCAGCTTCTTTCTTTTCTCTTATCGCTTTCTTTCTAGAATGTTCTTGGTTTTCAATTGTTAGTGCGTGTGAACTGTAACCATTTCCACTAAAAGCTGGTGACTTCCACTGATGAACCAAGTCGCTTGCTTTAGAATATTCTGCAACATGCATACACAAAAACAACGATAATAAAATAGCTATTTTAATTTTAAAATTAAGTGTTCTGTTTATTTTCATTTTGTTTTTTTCCAGCCAATACTTTTTCATTGCTGATTTTTTCTGCCTGTTCTTGTATTTCTTCTTGCATTTTATCTTTTTCTCTATATTCTAAAACTACATTTACTTTTTGTTGCAGTCGTATCATATCATTATCTAACATACGATTTTGGTCTATACATTTTATAAGAGCAAGATGCATTGCGTCTAACTCTGGTTGAATGTTGTTACTAATAAACTGCCATATGTAGTATATAAAATAACCCATACCGACAGCCATAACAACTGGAAACCCAAATTCGGTAATTAGTTTTGCTACATCTCCCATTAATCTCTCCTCACATCCAACTTTCCATCTTCTTTGAAGTTTTCAGCACGAGCAATTCTATTGATGTCTGGGGTAACTCCTAAAGCAGAACTAACCAACAAATCAATCTTTATAAGCTCATTACAACCCACTCTTGCTCTATCTTCAAGCATTTTACAAAACATAGTTAGAGTTCTTATTTGATCGATGATACCTTCTAGTATTTGTTTTAATACTAAAAAAATGAAGAATCCCATAACTAAAGCTCCAGCAACTGGCGCTCCCACCTTAGTAATTAATGTAAATACATCCACATTCATACCTCCAATATACCTATTTATAAGATATCTATTCGGTTAGGTATTTATAACGTCACACGTTGTTTATATACCACTCAAGATAAACATCTTCATGAAGTATTTCGTAACTATTGCAGTTACCATAGGTTTTTATGTGAGTATAGACAGGGTTTGGTGCATATTTTTCGACCATTGTTCGCCAGAAACCTATTGGTTCTACTGTACAATGTGCGTTTTCACCATTTGGAAGGATTGTATTTGCTGGTCTAGTGCATATTCCGAGGAAAACAAATCGTTCTGCTCGTGAATAAATGTTATATATTGTTTCTGGAATTTGTTCTTTGGGTATGTGTTCCAATACATCTGTGGAATACACACCATGAAAAGGCCCAGATGGTAGTTTTTGAAATGCTGGAACAGCAGGGTCATATAAAGCAGGCATCACTCCAAACTCTTCGTGGTGTTTCCATTCAGAGTATTGTAATCCCTTACCACAACCATAATCAAGCAAGGTTTTTGATTTAGTATCTTGTACCAAATCGACAATGTGTCTTAGTTGTGGTCTAAGACTATTGCCGGGAAAATTATGTTCTTCTTCTGCGTGGTATTTCTTATATTCTTCAACAAAGCTCATCTATATTATATTCCTTTGGTAACATTCGATGCAACTCAATAAAGTATTCTGCATCAACCACTACTAGAGGTGTTTGATTATTTCGTCTTATAAAAACTACTGGCTCATATTCTCCAGAGTTGGATTTTGCTTGTTCGTATGATTTCCACACATTAAGTGTTTCTTGGTTTTTACACTCAATTGAATATGGAAACTTTTCTCTTGCAGCTCTTGCCATAATCAAATCTTCACCACCAGCACCCATCGACCTACTTTCTACATCTTCTGGATGTACATCAAGACACTCTATGAGCATCATGCGAACCCACTGCTGAAATCTTCTTCCTTTTGCTTTTGCACTTTGCGTTTTCATTATCTTTCTTCTCTCCGAATATCAAATTCCAATTTTTATCAAATTGTTTCTTATTACTTATGGGTCTTGGAGAAGAACCTTTTCCCCCATCATTATTCGTCATCATCAGTCCATTCTGGTGGTTCTACTTCATCTTTATTTTCTTCGGATAGTTCGCCACCACAAAAAACACAATACTCTACTCTATAATAAACCTCATCCATAGTGTGGGCAACTTTAAATTCTGCATCACATTCATTACAAACAATCAATTTATTGAGCATACGGCCACCTCACTTTCTTTTTCATATGCATCATCCCAATTGCCAGACAATCCTGCTACCTCATATTCAGTAACACGATTTTCAAAAAAGTTAGTGTGGTCGGCGCCATTTAAAACCCATTCTAGCCAAGGTAGTGGATTTTCTTTTACCTTAAAGTTAGTCTTTAGACCTAACTGCAATAGTCGCCTATCTGTTATATACCTTATATATGATTTTACTTCGGATGCTTCTAAACCATCAACATTTCCTAGTTTATATGCAAGGTCAACAAACTTATCTTCTAACTTAACTGCGACTCGCGCCATCTCGTAAATGCTTAGTTTAAATTCATCATCAACTACTTTGGGGTGTTCGATACAGAATTGACGAAACAACTTTGCATTTCCTTCAACATGCATAGACTCGTCACGAATAGACCATTCAACAACTTTACCCATACCTTTCATCTTACCGAACCGTTGGAAGTTTAACAACATAACGAATGATGCAAATAGCGCAACGCCTTCGTTGAACACCGACTTTGCAAGCGCAAGACCCAAACCCTTCATACTATTATTATCAGACTCTTGCATAAACTCAATCTTGTCAACCATCACTTTGTATTCTAAGAACGCATGATACTCGCTGTCTGGTAGTCCTAGTGTTTCGTTTAACAATGCATACGCACGTTGATGAATACCTTCTCGAGCTGCAAAAGAACCCAACATATTACGAATTTCATTGTTCTTAAACTTAGGAATGAACTGATCGAAATAGTTCTGACCGACTGCAACATCTGACTGTGTAAACAGACGTAGAATGTTTGTGACATATTCCTTTTCAATATCTGTAACCTTACCAGACTTCCAATCTGAAACATCATCAGACAAATCAAGTTCATCTTCTATCCAGTGTGCTTTCTCATGGCGTGTGGTAATCTCTACTGCCCAAGGATAATGAAATGGTTTATAGGTTTCACTAAATTGCATCAGTCCACCCCCACAGCGTTTTCTTAACAAGTCATCACCCACCTTTAACAACTCATCATATCCACCGATACGTTTATCATCAATAAAAATTTGAGGAACAGAATTAATTCTGCGAGTATTTAATTCACCCACAATTTCTGTAGCACCATTGATTGTTTGATAGAACGCAAGACGTTCTTCTTCATTGTTAATTAAATCTTCTGTGTATTCAAAGGAATGTTCTTTGAGCCAATTCTTTGCCATTGAGCAAAAAGGACAATCTGATTTTGTTACTATTCTTATCCCTGACATGCGACACACTCCTCTTGGTTAATTGACATTGCTTGAGTTTCGTAATCTTTTAGTGCATCACGAACTACTTGTGTAGACACGTTTTCTGCTTTGTTTGATGTTTCTGTTCTCAAATAATACATTCCTTTACAACCAAGTTTCCAAGCATTGTAGTGAACCTCATGAAGTTCTGCACGTTTAGCACCAGACGCAAAAAATACATTTAAAGATTGACCCTGACACAAAAACTCTTGCCGATTTGCAGCTTGAGATATGATTTCATTCTGGTCAATTTCAATTGCTGTTTTAAACACACTCTTTACTTCATCTGACAAATATTTTAAGTGTTGAACTGAACCACCATTAGTAATAATAGAAGTCCATGCTTTAGTATCGTTTCTGCCTACCTTTTCTAACTCTTCTTCAAGGTATCTATCTTTGACTAAATGAGAACCAGCTCTTGTTCTGTGAGTGTATGCGTTTGCTTTATTTGGTTCGATAGATGGTGATGTTCCACAAATAATCGAACTGTTTGCATTAGGAGCAATCGCAAGTAGATGTGAGTTGCGCCTACCTGTTCCTTCCATGTCTGGACACTCTCCACGTTCTGTTGCTAACTGTTCTGTTTCTAATATTGCTTCTGATTTTATATGTCTAAAGATTTCAATATTTTTTTCTTTTGCAATGTCCGACTCAAAAGGAATGCGGTGTTTGTGAAGATAAGAATGCCAACCCATTGCACCAAGACCAAGAGAACGCTCTTGTTCAGCAGAATACTTTGCACGACTTATTTCAGTTGGTGCATTATCAATAAAGAATTGAAGCACATTATCTAAAAACCGAACAAGATCAGCAATCATAAAACTGTCTTTCCATTCGTCATATTTCTCTAGGTTGACAGATGACAAACAACATACAGCTGTGCGGTCTTCAGAAGTAGGCAAATGTATTTCATTACACAAATTAGACCCATGTATTTTCAATCCCTTGTCTTTCATGGATTGTGGCATCGCACGATTAACAGTATCAATATAATTTAGATATGGTTCGCCTGTACGATAACGAGTTTCTAAAACTGTCTCCCAGATTTTTCTAGCTTTTTTACTATCACGAACTGTCTGGTCATTAGGATCAATCAAATCCCACATCTCATCTCTTTCAACTGCTCTCATAAACGCATCACTAATATTTACTGAGTGGTGCAGATTTAAATTTTTTCTATTCACATCCCCTGTAGGAATACGCATATTAAGGAACTCAATAATGTCGGGGTGTGATATATCCATGTATGCAGCATACGACCCCTTACGAGTCTTACCTTGACGATAAGCCGTCATATCAGCGTCTACTGTATGTATGAATGGCATTGGGCCTGGCGCCTTATCTGACACCGCACGAACATCACTCCAATGTCCACCGACACCACCACCTTTAACTGACAACCAACGTAGTTCAGCAGAATGGTCAATAAGACCCTCTAATGAATCAGGAACATAAGTTAAAAAACAAGAAATGGGAAGTGCTTTTGTTTTTACATTAGGAAGTGGCGCATTAGATAATACTGGTGATGCAAACATAAACCACCCATCACTAACATAGTTATATATTCTTTGTGCTAATTCATAATCTTCATAACAATATGCAACTGCAGCTCTTGCGTATGCCTGCTGTGGTGATACCTCGTCTTCTAATTGATAATAATCCTTTAATAATTTTTTTGCCTGTTCTGATATTTTATTGTCTTTGTGTCTTTCTATGTTGATATTTAAATATTTTTCTTCCGAGTTGAGGTATGCGATTCCGGCAGATTCCATTTTGTTTATAGCTCCTTTTTATATATCCCCAAGTATCCTCTCAGGTGCGGTTGCAAGTTTGTGTAAAAAAAGTGTGTCAAATGCTTCTTTCATTTATTTTTTTCCATCCTGTAAATCTCAATTTAGCAGCAACACCTTCAAAGGTATTGTCTTCTATAATTTTTTGTATTTCTATTTTTGTGTGTCCTGACAAAATCATATCATTAATATCTTTCTCTTTCATACTGTCTGGCCACAGAACAACGCTTCGACCCTCGTTGATAGTTTTTTCTATTTGTTTAACTATCTCCTTGTTTCTTGGTTCGTTATCATAGATAACTGTTATATCACCTTGAACATTATTAAAGTCTGCTCCAGCAACTGCAATGCAATTATCTAAGAACAAACTATCTATCGGGCCTTCGACAACATAGATTTTCTTTTTCATATCTACTTTGTCTAAACCAAATATTTTATCTGCATCACTATCTAGTTTGATTGTGATATACTTAGGTGTTTCATCACCAAACGCTCTACCCTGATACGCAAACACTTCACCATCTTTATCACGAAATGGAATCAATAGCCTTGGGTGATCTCCATCTAATGATGGAAATTTATTCGGTATTAATGAATTCGTGAATTTGTAAAATGACTCACACAGGTATAAGTCGTTAAGACATTTAAGTGGCAGTTTTCTTTTTTCAATAATGCTTCGAGCAGGATGTTTTTCTGACAAATCTGAAATAGATTTAAGATTTTTGAGGACACCTTTTTTGCGAAACACTGGGGCATTGAATTTAAACTCCGACTTTGGGTCAACAGTTTTGACTCCACTTTTATATCTCTCCATTATATAGTCTTTATGAATTTTAGAGTCCAAATACTTAATAAGATTGCCAAGAGTTGTTCCCATACCACAATTATGACACTTAAAGAACAGGTCATTTTTCTTGCGATATACAAATCCTCTTGCTTTGGAACGAGATTTTTGGGAATCCCCACAGTAAGGACAACGAAAGTTCCACAGGTTATCACCCTTCTTTTGAAACTTTAACAGTTGAGGACTAAGAATATTTAAGAATTTTGAATCAATATACGACATATTAGATACATCATACAGGACTGCACCATAAATGTCAAGTACTAAATTTGATAAACTTGTGTATAATAAACCCGATTACGATAGAGCCACCAATAAGAACGTGTCTCCATTTCTCTAAGACACCTACTCTTGCAGCAAGTTCGTCTTTAATCTTCTGAATTTCTTTATTCTGTTGAATGTGCTGTGTAGATGCAGCAGCCATGATTTCTTTACTATTTGTAGTAATACGAGAGTGAAGTTCATCTATTTTAGTAGAGAGTTCAGTTCTACGATTTTCTAATGATTTTTCTGCATCTTCTATTGCTTCTTCTTGTCTTGCAATTTTTTCTTCATGCACCGCGAGCATACGATGAATAGAGTTAGAGACATCAGTTAATTTTTCAATTGCTATATCAATGCGATCATGTATCTTTTTTTGATCATGTATCTCTTTTTTGATAAGTTTTACTTCTGTCTCTAACTCTGCCATGATATTAATCTTCTGATTTCAACATGGTAACAACACCCCATGCAATTGCAGCCATAGCTGCGTATTTTGCAAATGGGCCCAAGAACAATACCACAAGACCGACACCTATAAGTGTAGCGCCGTCCCATGAAGTTCTTTCCAACAATCTTTCTTTTATCCAGTTCATAGTTTTCTCCTTTGTTATACAACAAACCAGTAGGATTAAGCTAGCATTTAGTACCAGCAGAAATAAATCAATCCACTTTATTATCTTTATCCTCTAGCTGTTTTATTCTGGCTTCTAGTTTTTCTATTTTTAAGGCGACATTTGGGTACTTTGCCTGCCAGCTTGCCTCATCTTTTAAAATCTTCAACCCCAATTTTTTTGAAGTCCATGTCGATACATCATCAACTTTACGGTAAAACCATTTACCGAGTTTTGTATCAGCAAACCAACTATTTGTTGCGTTGCCAAGGATACTTCCACAAATATTACTTATCAAGAAGAACCACATATTTTAACCTCTATTGAGTTGTTTTTTTCTAGGGTGACAGACTGCACACTTACAAATTCCACATTTTACTGTGCCATCTTCATTATAATTTATGCGACCACAGTGATTTTCATCACCACAAGATTTGCAGTAATGCTTAGAAACTGTGTTTTTGTCCATAACGCCAGTCATATTAGGTATTATAGAGTTCTTCATGTGTTGGTATGATTGACCAACGACCAAAGACAACAACTGCATTATAGGCTGCTTTTATTTTCCATTTTGGAACAGTTGGACTTGCATCTTCCATTGCCATCAGAAACACTTTGTCTGCAGCTACCTTTGCAGCTTTGTAGTTATTAACTACTGTTTCTAAATCTGGATTATCTGGAGTTTCATTTTTTGCACGATATTCTCGAATACGTCTGTACAACAAATCGTGAATAATTGCAGCACGAGCTATATCCCAAGGTGAAATCAACCACCACATAGTACGAGGTACACTTGCAAGGTCTGTCTCAAAATCTTTTTTACAAGTAATCTTACTTGCTGGGCATTTTATCCCAACTGACTGAAGTGCTGATTCTTCCATATCAGAATTTTGATATGTAAGCGCACGTTCTAAAATCCATTTGTTAGGTGGGTGAAACTCTGCTGAAAGTTTATTGTTGAAACTGCCCATTATTCTTTAATCTCCTTTAGTTCTTTTTCTGGTTTTTTACCAGTTTGTTGGAAGGTTATTGCATCTTCATAATAAATTATGATTTCTTTTTGTTGCTCTATGTATCTTTTTATTTCAGCCATATTTAATGCAAGATTTTCATAGTCTCTTACACTAATACTATAAAATAAAAAAGAACCATTCTTTTTTGTAAATTTAGTCTTAAATTCTTCAAAATTTTGCTCTGTAACAATCCAGAAATGCATATTGTTCATATCAACAGGACGAGGTTTATTCTGTAATGGAATAATCCTTTTTGCTTCTACTGTTTGAACAGATATTTCTTTAAGACTTGGCCAGAGTGAACACCCACTACTTAACAGTAGGATCGGCAATAACAGGAACAGCCCCAGTGATTGTTTCAAATTCGGTAAGCAATTTCTTTGTCGCATGGTTTATTTTTCCTTCAACTAAAAGAGGTTTTTGTTGACTCAAACGAGAAAGATCATGTTTTCTCAATTTACCAATAAGTTGATTTTTGTAGTTATTAGCAGCTTCAAGTCTTGTATTTAGTTCTTTTGCAAGTTCAGCATTTTGTTCAGCATCTTGCACAAGAGTGTCTATGGTGTTTTTTTGTGTCTGTGTTGCAATTTCTAATTGTGCAGCATTTTCCGTAAGTATTCGAATACGGTTTTGAGTGTCGTTATAGTAAAAATAAGCACCATAAACTGCACCACCAACCAATCCAATAACTGCGACTAAAATGTAAACTTTTATCATATTGTTTCTCCGTTTATCTATTTATACTTATTCTAATGCGGAAACTTTTTCCTCTAATGTTTCTATTTTTTCCATAAGTTGTTGTATAACAGAAATATACATTGCGTCTTTTGAACCAAGAGAAGAAGTTAGTGCGGTTTTTTGATTTTCTAAATCATCTTCTGTTTTTGTAATAAAATTAAAATCTGGATTATCAGAGATAATTCCAATTCCACCGACATATCTAGAATCTATTTCTTGCACTTCTTGTGCTATAAATCCTCTTACATTACTTTTATTTCCATGTATTTCTGGATTTTTCCAATCAAAAGTTTTAGGTTTATATTTTTTAAAGTCTTCAAGACTATAACTATAATTTTTAATATTTTTCTTTAGTCTTGAATCTGAGTTAGATGCAATACTTGTATCTGTTGCAGTTAAGTCTCCATTAGATGCAATTCTAAATTTTTCTGTATTACCCCCACCGTTTGCACGAGTTGAGAACGCTAAATAACTAGCAATATTTGCGTTATCTCCATTTTCTTTAGCGCCCTTAATTACAGCCCACGTTCCATAAGAATTACTGCCATCTGTGTGCTTACCACCTAAAGCAATTTGACCACCAGTATCGGCTGCTTTCGCTGAATTTGAAATAATAGTTAGATTGCCATAACTGTTAGTTAACGGAATGTTTGCACCTTCAATAAAAGCTTCTGCTCTTCCGTCACTACCAGATGCCACAACTGCTGTTCCTGATCCAAAAATATGAGTTTTTGTTAAAGGAGAAGCAGTGCCTATACCAACATTGCCCGAATCATCAAGTAAAATACGAGTATCATTCCCATTTCCTAAAACAGTTAAATTACCGCTATTATTGGAGAGAAGTTTATAGGACTTACCGCCCCCTGTTGTATTGGTAAGACGTAATCTTGGGCCCGGCGAACCCTGTTCTAGTTCAAGAATTGAGTCTGATTCTGGGGCAGAAGTTCCTATACCAACATTACCACTCGAATCTATTCGCACACGTTCTGCTAAAGCATCGCCGTGTCGAGTTTGAAATCGAAGATGTCCAACAGTACCGTTTGTGGAAGCATGAATAGCATCAATTTCCCCCATTGTTCTTACACTAGAATTTCGTGCAGTAAATAGTAGAGAACTAGATACATCTCCAGAGGTAAAGGTATCGGCTGCTCCATCATGGATATTAACTTCTGGAGTAGCTGCCGTTACTTGTAGTTCACTTGTCGGGGCTGCAATACCTATACCAACTTTACCACTATCTTTAAGTACTGTAGCCATAATACCAGTAGACTCATCTGCTATTACAAGATTACCACCTTCATTTTTAATGCCCCATGTTTCCGTAGTGTTCTTTAGTAGTACCTCGGCAATATCAGTTGTGGTAGCTTCCACTTGTAATCCAAGCCTACCTGCATGAGCTACATGGAGCTTTTGAGCAGGGTTGCTAGAGCCTATACCAACATTACCTGAACTCATAACACTCATCTTTGTGGTAGCTGCTTCAGATGCACCTGTCATAAAGTCTAATGAAGTTGCGTTTACACTTGAACTAAAATCTCCTTCTGACCTTGCTTGGATTGCAGCAGCAACCAAGACTGCATCCGTACCTGTTCCTTCATCTGGTGCTTGGAAAGCAATCTTACCCATGACATCATCTGCAGCCATATCAGTCTCACCAGTTGCAAGAGTCAGAATAATTGGT